TAACATTGAAGCAAATTCAAGAGTACCTGGACAAGACGATAATCCTTTTGATGAAAAAACTGTAATGACTAATATCATTCAAAGCCTATCAAAAGAAGGGTTTACTTTTGACGAAGATTACGTTATAATGGTAGTACCAAACATCGTTGATATTAGCTACGGTCGTGGTGTTGGTTACACTTTTACCGAACACGATCTTGGCGATAAGGTTCATAATATATCAGCAACAAAAATACGCGCACAAATGAGAGCCGAGGGTACACTTGCAGACAAACATTGAACAAACAATTCTACGCAATTTACTTACAGATGAAAAGTATATGCGTAAAGTACTTCCATTTATTAAGCCAGATTATTTTCAAGGGATATACAAAACACTCTTTAAAGAAGCAGGTAAGTACGTAGCTAAATATAATAGGCTTCCTACTTCAGAAACACTTGGTATCGAACTAAACGATTCGAACCTTTCAGGCGAACAGTTCCAGATGGCTATGGATATTGTTCCACAGCTTTTTGCAATTGAAAAAATTGATCAGGATTGGTTAATCGATTCAACTGAAAAATGGTGCCAAGACCGTGCTATCCATAATGCTATTATGGAATCGATTACGATTATTGATGGTAAACATGATAGCTTAACAAAAGGTGCTCTACCAGACTTACTTTCCAAAGCTCTTGGTGTAGCATTCGATACCAATGTCGGTCACGATTACGTTGAAAATGCAGAACAAAGATATGATTTCTACCACACCGAAGAAGACCGCATACCATTCGATCTTGATTACTTCAACAAGATTACAAAAGGTGGTGTTCCAAACAAGACTCTGAATATTGCTCTTGCTGGCACTGGCGTTGGTAAATCACTCTTTATGTGCCATGTTGCTGCTAGCTCCTTAGTTGATGGTAAGAACGTTCTTTATATTACAATGGAAATGGCTGAAGAACGTATTGCAGAACGTATCGATGCTAACCTTCTTAATATTCCTATTGACCAACTTGAAAATATGTCGAAGGACCAGTTTACCGAAAAGGTTCATAACCTATCAAAGAAAACGGCTGGTAAGTTAATTGTAAAAGAATATCCTACTGGTTCAGCACATGCTGGTCATTTCCGCGGATTGCTCAATGAATTAAAGCTAAAGAAAGAATTCCAACCTGATATTATTTTTATTGATTATCTGAATATTTGTGCATCGTCACGAATGAAAGCCATGGGAGGAGCAATCAATTCATATACTTACATTAAAGCAATTGCTGAAGAGCTACGAGGTCTTGCTGTCGAGTACGACCTACCGATCTTCTCTGCAACGCAAACGACTCGTTCTGGTTATTCTAACTCGGATGTTGGGCTTGAAGATACGTCCGAATCTTTTGGACTACCCGCTACAGCAGACCTTATGTTTGCCCTTATCTCAACAGAAGAACTAGAGCAAATGAATCAAATGATGGTCAAACAATTAAAGAATAGATATAATGATCCAACACATCATAAACGTTTTGTAATTGGTGTTGATCGTTCCAAAATGCGACTATTTGATGTAGATGAAGATGACCAATCATTAACAGATGATACACCTGTCTTTGATAATACAGAAACTGGTAAACGTTTCGAGGATTTTAAATTATGAAAAAGAAGAGAGTAGATATTAGGTGGAGAAATATAGAAGAAAGCGGTTATCTTGGTCGTGACCAATATGCCGACCGATCTGCAAAAGTATTTCGAAACCCAATAGGATTTTATGTAGAATTATACACGGATAATAAATTAGAAGAACGAAGAAATCTATATAATCATGACAGAAGCTATGCTGAAGATTGTGCAGAGAATTGGGTTATGGGAGTAATTAATTGAACGTTAAACTAATCAGTTATTCACAAGGAGAAGGATATGAAAATCTACAAGAACTCGTGGCGTATTGCGCCCGTGTATCCAATCCATCGAACCAAAACAATACAGCAACATCCCAAAAACTTCTGCGGTATCTCGCCAGGGAAAAACATTGGTCTCCGTTTGAAATGGTTTCTGCTTGCCTCGAAATAGAAACAACAAGAGATATTGCAAGACAAATACTACGCCATAGATCATTTTCGTTCCAAGAGTTTTCACAGAGATATGCTGAACAAACAGATTTTACCCGGTTCAGAGAAGCTCGTCTACAAGACCACAAGAATAGACAGAACAGTGTCGTCACAGACGACGTTGATTTGAAAATGGAATGGATCAAACGCCAAGCTGAAGTAGCAGTTGCTGTTAAGGATTCATATGAGTGGGCACTTGAAAATGGTATTGCTAAAGAGCAAGCCAGATCGGTACTGCCCGAAGGATTAACAAAATCTACTATGTACATGAATGGAACTCTTCGTTCATGGATGCATTATATCGAATTAAGATCCGGTAACGGAACTCAAAAAGAACACCAAGAAGTTGCTATTGAATGTGGCAAGGTGTTATCAACCATTTTTCCAATTATGGAAGAATTCATTAACTAGAAAGGTACAATGATGATCAGATCATCTCTCAAAGGGTTGACAGCCCTTATCCTGTCACTGTTTCTATTTTCTACAGCACATGCTGATCCAGTCAAAGTTGGATTTGTATATGTCGGTCCAGTTGGCGACCACGGTTGGACATATATGCACGATAAAGGTCGGCAGGCAGTTGTTGAAGAATTTGGTGATTCGGTCGAAACTTCATATATTGAAAGTGTAAAATATGGTCCTGACTCCGAACGAGTAATTAGGGAGATGGCACAATCAGGCTTTGATGTTATCTTTGCTACATCGTTTGGATATATGGATCCGATGCTCAAAGTTGCAAAAGAATTCCCAGATGTAAAATTTGAACATGCAACAGGATATAAGACTGCAGATAATATGGCAGTTTATTCATCTAAGTTTTATCAAGGTAGATATATCCAAGGCGTAATTGCTGGTCATCTGTCAGAGGCTGGTAAGGCAGGATATATTGCATCATTCCCTATTCCAGAAGTTATTCGTGGTATTAACGCATTCTACCTTGGTGCAACAAGCGTAAACCCAAACTTTGATATTGACGTAATTTGGGTGAATACATGGTATGATCCAATTAAAGAAGGCGACGCAGCAAGAGTATTAGTTGGTGCGGGTGCTGATATTATTACCCAGCATACAGATTCACCTGCAGCATTACAGGTTGCTGAAGAAGCAGGTATCATGGCTTTTGGTCAGGCATCTGATATGATTCAGTTTGCACCGAATACCCAACTTACTTCTATTCTTGATGACTTGGGCCCATACTATGTCGAGAGAGTACGAGCAGTTATGGATGGTACATGGGAATCTTCTGATACATGGGGAGGCATGGATACAGGAATGGTGGCTATGGCACCTTATACAAATATGCCTCAAGAAGTTGCAGAAATCGCAATGGGACTAGAAGAAGCAATTACTCGAGGTACACTTGATCCATTTGGTGGTGAATTCAGTGATGGGGATTTACTCGGTATGACCGATTATCTTCCTGGCATTGACGCTACTAAGCCTTAACAAAAAATATATTTTTTTTTGAATAAAATGAAAAAAGGGGGTTTACAATCCCCTTTTTCTATGGTAGAATAGATATACAAAATAGGAAAAGAGGAGTTACCTATGTTTATCAAAGAGAATTTCGTCAACGATGGTCCTTACCTTCGGTATCGTACCGAAGAGGCACCATATGGCAAGATCGTAGGTCGTTGGAAAAATGGACGTGGTTTCATTACAAAGGCCATCTTCAAGAATTGGCTAATCAAGTCTGGCCTTCCTGTCGATGCTTATTTCACCGCATTTGAATCCGGTGTTTCGCCTCTCGATATTATGAAGACCATCGATCATAAATTCTTCGATGCCAAGCGCGATGCTTGGAACAAGAAAATATACGAACAAGGCTTTCAACAATGGAGGAATTCCTAATGGGTATGTCAGGTTGGATTATGGACTTGGAAGATGAATTCATTGACAAGTGCGAAAAGATTGCTCTTGAAAGTGAAAGCTACATGGAATACTGCGAACGTGCTGTTCTCCATGATGATCTTGTTAAGCATATGGATGAATACGAAGTTAGTAGCTTGATGGAACACGCGTGGAACGAAGCATGGGAGAGATA